CTGTGGGTGCTTGGTGCACCGTGTCCGGATACGCTGCTGCTGCTCGATTCAGCATAGCTTGAGCTCCCAGTAAAGAACCCGTTGACCAAGACATCGATCTTGCCATTCTTTGGCGGAATAACAAGGCATGTGGGTGGCTCCAATGCCTTGCCTGACGCGATCCACGTGGCGAACGACCCGTACTCGAAGTCGCCAAGTTCCTCCTGTACCACTTCCAACATCCAGGGCCTGTGAACATTCGGCCAGGATGATCCGGCGAATGAGGCCCAGAAGTTGGGTGCGCGGTCCCACGGCTTTGAGGGCGGTCCGCCAACGGTGATCATCTTACGCGCCAAGTCTCCGATGATTGGAGTGTTCGCGTCGGTGGCCAGCATTGACATACCTTTCTCGTAGCACTTCTCCTCCAAAGGCACTCCAGCATGGAGGTTCGGGGAAGCGTGGACTTTCGCAAGAACTCGGAGTGGGCAGGCGATACTGTCGTTCTCGCCATACCAAGCTCCTCCAAATACTCGCGAAAGCATGGTGACTGGTTCACCACGGAGGGCACGTTTGGACGTCAAGGTTTGTCCGTACATGCGTGCAGCGCGCGTCAGCGCCTTTTCGTCATCAACGGGGTCGATCCCGTCGAAGCCTGGGACGAGACTGTCGTCGCCCCCAATCATACCGATGTGGTTCATCGATGATTCGTGGTCAAAGCGCAGGAGCCTGCCTCGCGCGTATGCGACCAGCATCGTCAACACCGTGTTGAATGGTGATGTCTCTGCTGACCCTGAAGCGCGTGCGTAGCCTCCCTCATACCTGTGTCCCTTGATGACACCGGGTCTGTTGTACTGTTCCTTGTGCAGCTCGAGCACGTGGTCGTCGTCCGGGAACATCTTGCGGAGAAGTGATGTCTCGAAAATGGTACGGATGTTCTTGTCAACGTTTCCGTCCATGCGGCTGAAATCTCCCTCCAGGGCGTAGGGTGCTTGACTGATGAAGCTTGCGATCTCGTCCGCGACGATGGTCGGTGTCTTGAAGGCGTAGCAGTTACGTGCCGCCAG